ATTTTATTTTCCTTTAGAATCAATGACTTACACGAAGGTATAATATTATCGTTACAAGAATATATAATTATTGGTATTTTAGCTTATGAGATTGCCACAATTGGGTCCAAAATGTCCGTCTGTACTTCCAAAACGATAGATTCTCAGATAGTGATTTTTAAGTCATTGAATTCATTGGATCTTTAGGTAGCTTACTTCTTAGAGATAGTGAGTGGAATCGGCCATGGCCGACACTACATCTTGTGCCAATATTCGAATATTGAATTCGATAATTGTTAAGTCATTGATTTTAATGAGTCTAACTGGCGAACAAGTAGCCTATTCTTCGCTAGTCTGCGACTGGCCGTGGGCCCGCTCGCAGAGCACCCCCACCCCCCAGACCCCACCCGGAGGGTGGCCAGGCCGGGGGCCTGCGCGCATATCTTTTCCAGGAGGTTGAAAATACCCCCACCCAAAAATACTAAAAGGTATTAAAATACTAAAAGGTATTAAAATACTACTACCCCCTATTGCCAAAAACTTGAAATTATGAAAAACCAAAAAGCCAAAAACTTGAAATTATGAAAAACCAAAAATTAAAAAATTCTGGGAAACCTAAAAACCATGAAATACCGACTAAAATATTTAGGACAGCGTTACCCATATTCCATCACCACAGATATTATTTTCATCGGTGGGTTTTGGATCGTCGCAATATTGTGGGCTCTGGTTGGTCTGAAATGGTTGTTCAAATTGTTTTTCTGATTTCGCAAACTCCCACAATTCTCGGGGGTCGACAGATCGTCCCTGGTGTCGTAGAGAGCTGCCGGTTGTGTGATGATTGACTTCGTCCTTTGAGGGGTTGGCACGGCACTGCCGGCCCCTCACTTTTCGAACGGGCGTTCACGGGCGTTCGACCTACCCCAACTGTACAACCACACGGAATCACTCTATTGAAGGGTCATCATGGGATGCGGCGCAGCACAATCCCTAGACCCAACGGAAGTCATCCCCGACATCGCGATCCGCCTGGCGGACGAAGGCGTCCCGCTGCGCGCGATCGCTCGAGCGATCAAGATGTCGTCCGATCTGCTGCGTGAACGTCTGCAGATCGCTCTCGATGCCGGCGAACTGTTTGATTTACCACGAGATGATTGGTTTCCAGGGTTCTCGCGCGATCAGCGTGCGCTGCACCAGCGCGCGCTCCACCAAAGAGCCCTTCATCAGCGGGCGCTGCGATTATCTCACTTGGCCTTGCAGAACCGCGCTGCACTCAATATTGCAATGCAACAGATTTTAAGTTTAACTCCAACTCAGGCCGAGTTCTTATTGGCATTGCTGCAGAATTCCTCGGTACCCAAGACTCATTTTGATCTCGCCACCAAGACCATCGACGTCCACATGTACTGGCTGCGCCAGCGCATGTTGCGGTTTGGCATCGTGGTCGAGACCGTGTGGGGCTACGGCTACCAGATGCGTCCGAACGATCGCCGCAAGGTGATGGATATGATTTTACAAAGGGTTAAGTCGTGTGATTGAAGTTAATTACATGCCAGTGCAATATCGTTGGAGTGGATCTGGCAGCATGCCAAAATCCACGCACCACTCAAAATCTCACATTAAAACAAGTTCAACCTAAGATCGGAATGCGCTCGTCTCCGACTAGGACCACCGTCGTCCATTTTTGCTCTTCAAAACGACCCAACCTCCCCAATCCTTTTAGACCCGCCTTTGCCATCACTTTGATATCACTGAACCAAGGCTCCTCGCGCCAGCGGTTGGGATAGGCCGGGTCGACCACGAACCCGACATAGGCGTGCGCTTCGGCCAGGTGCGGCGAGATCACGATCTTTGCTTTGTCGGGTTTCCAGTAGTCTGGAATTTGGTTGTCGATCAGCCACATGCAGCGGAAAGCTCGACATTCTTCTGGGCGTAAATTGTAAATCGTGCAGCCGCCGTCACTAGACCCTGGCCGCGCATGCGCGCACCACTGATGCTGTGACGGCTTGCCGGCGAAGTCAGGCACCGCCATGATTTTGCAACACATCGAGCAGCTGCCGCATTTCCGCACGGTTTGCCCACCTTATCTCGTTGATTTTATTACATCTTCATTAATCTTGCAGACCGATTCCGGGAATTGCCCCGTACAGCGCGCCAGCTCTCCTAGTCGTACCAATACCAGGCCATCTTGAACTCGCTGCGCTGCAAATGCGCCCGATGCCGCTGCATCCATCGCTGCAGCCAGGGGAATTCTTCGATCGCCTGATCTGAAATCCCGACCCGCAGTGCAATAATTCGCAGGATCTCGTCCCAGCTGATGTTCGACGGCGTCATCCAGTTATCCTTGACAGTCCAGCTCCACCGATCGTGGGTCGTCCGGCCGCCCCGCCGTGGTGACGCCGACGCGCAAGCCGCATCGCGTGCATTCGACGATGTAGGTGCCGCATCGCACTGCTGGGTAAGGCAACTGTGCGGTGCAAAACCTGAAACCCTCGGCACCGCGGCGGGCGGAGGGGATATCGATGCCGTTGGGGTAGTTGGGGTTGGGTGGGACTTGCGGCTCGCGGCCGCTATCCAGCCATTTGATTTTGAACTGTTCAGACATGCTGCAGCACTACCAGCTGTTCGCCGGTCTCGCAGCCGCAGCGGCAGTATGCGCGACCTAGTCCTCGGCCGGTGGGTAGCGCCTTCCAGACGTAATCGCTACGCTTGGCAGTGATCGGTTCGCCGATCAGCTGCGGCTGGCAGTCCGGTTCGATGTCCTCAATCACATAGATCCCGTTGACAGCCAGATATGGCAGCAGCACCTGGGCGCTGAAAATCTGATGCGCGGGCTCGTGGCTGCCGTCGTCGACAATGAGATCGAACCCGATGAACACGCCCGTCATTTTGAGCAGATCATAGGCGTTGTCCTGACTGCCGTGGAAGCAGCGGATGTTATTTTCTTCGAACAGGCAGTCTTTGTTCGAGTCGAGACCACAGATCAAGGCGTTCGGGAAATATTCCTTCCACATCCGTAGCGAGTGGCCGCCACTGATGCCGATCTCCAGCACGGATTTTATGTCTTCTCGTCGGTCCTTGAACATTTCGTGGTAGAATGGCGTATAATTGTGACAGGTGTCGCCACGCGCTAGATGCTCGCCACCCTTGTCGGTGCCGTATTTGCGCGCGAGGTCGCAGAGATATGTCATCTATGTCCAGCGCTATCAGTGCGGCAACACCACGTAGCTCCACCATTTGGTGGGGTAAAGATGTCCAGTCACCACCCCAATTCTACACGCCATCACGATCGGTTCGTGTTTTAGCTTGACGTATTTTATGTCCATCCTGCGGCCGTGATCCGCGGGCGTTCTAGCGGTCGGATCCGCGGTGTCAGCCGACGCGCGAACTCGCTGACCAGTCCACCATGGACCACCAAGGCGATGTATTGTAGGCAGTCGGCAACATGGGAAAAGCCCTCTTTGTCGAATTTCTCCGGCACGTTGCGCAGGCCGCCGTCCTTGTGCTTCTTGTAGCGGTAACCACCGGACATGGCGCGGACCAGCCAGGGACAGGCGGTGCCGTTGATGACCAGAGCCGGTCCGCCGTTGACCTGCTTACCGAGCAACGCTTCGACCGCACGCAGTCGCGGATCGATATCATTCGTTGGTGCCGGGAACGCTGGCAGACCCAGACGTTTGAGTGCTTCGAAGCAGGTCTCCTCGGCGATCGTGCCCTTGGCAATGCCAGATGGATCGCCGACCAGGATGACTTTAGAACCCAGGAACTTGTTGTTAAAAAGCTGCGGCCGTAGGTTCTGCTCGATGTGTTTTTCCAGCCCCACGTTCACGGCAGGGACTTCCTGATGGATCAGCAAACGACCGAGGTGGTCGACCTGAGCGATCACCGACCAGGGATTACGGCCGAAATCCTGCCCCACGATCAGTGGGTAGCCTGGTATCACAAGGGTGTCGCGCACAACGTGGAAGCTTGGCTTAAAGCTTGCGCGGAAGACGGCTTCTCCCGATGGGTCGTCGCCGTACTGGGCGTAAACGTACCGTTTCACCCAGGGGTGCTCGCTCCCGTACATCTGGATAAATTGCTCATAGTACTTGCGGCCCTGGGCCAGCCGTACGGGGTGATTGAAGGGAAGGGATTTGGTCTCTTCGGTTTGCAGCAAATAATTGAGATTCTCGGCGGCCGGCGACATGCCGCTTGGCTGGATGAATATCTGCCAGTTCGGCGGGGGTTCGGTCATAAATTTGTGCCAGTCGCCGAGTTCGACTGGCATATTGGTGTCGGCAATGATGCCGTACCACGAGGGGACACCGCGGTTGCCGCTTGGGTAGCGGCCAATGCGCCCAGAGACGGGCGCGAGTATATCAAAATTCATCTCGATGGCTTCCGACAGCCAGGCTCCGGTCAGCTGCATGGACAGCAACCGGGACTGATCTTCGGCATTTTCAAGCGGCACGAAGATCCACTCTGATTTCACGTCGGCAAAATTTAAATTGTAGGTGTTCTCGCTGACTTTCCACTCGCCCAGGCCTACCAGCCAGGACTGCACATCCTTGAGCACAGTGTCCTTGAGCTGCTTGAGCGTCTGCCGCACGAATGCGAAGCGGGTGTACCTGTAGCCGTCTGCGGCCTTCGCCTGTGCCATGGCGCGGCGCAGTGCCTCCATCACACAGGCGGTGGTCTTGCCCGAGCCCACGGGGCCGGCGGCGATGCGGCCGAACGCTTGCGATTTCATGAAGCTGGCCAGTGTCGGCGGGGCCGTGAAAATTACTGACATTGGGTGCTTTTTTAGCTAATGGTTAGGTTGTAAGGCAGGGCCTGGCTCG